CTCACTTTGAAACCGACAATGTTGACTTGCTTGTTACTCAGTGGGATTACCGCTCTGAGTTGGCTCGTCAGGCAGGACTCACCCTTGCTAATACCCGTGACCGTCAGATTCTGATGGCATTAGTTGCTGCTGGTGCAGTTCCAGCAATCGGCGCAGCTGATCCTCGTGGTCTTGCTGCTGCTGCATTCCATGTTCCTTCGCAGGTTGCAGACACGATTGCAAGTGTTGCAGGTGCTACGGATACCGAAGGACTTAAGGTTCTACAGGCTATCGAAGATTACCTCGTTGTGTGTCAGGAGAATGATGTTGCTATTGGCAGCGTCTATTGCGCTGTGCCTCCAAAGGTGTTCCAAGTTATCCGTGCTCTTGGTATTCCTCGTGCTAACGATGAGTTTGTCAATAAGCCACTCTTTACTTCTGGCTCTGATTACGGTGGAGCTGGTGCATCCATTGCACAGGGCATGAACATGATGACTGACAGCCTTGATTACATGGGTGTCAAGATTGTTAAGACGAACCATATCCCGAAGATCAACCATACTACGGAAGCCAATAACATTGGTGGTCTGAAGTATAACCTCAACTGCTCACAGTTTGGTATCTTTGGTATTATCTTCCAGTCCGAAGCGATTGCTGGTCTTTCGCTTATGGGCATGAAGGTTGATACGGTACAGGATGTTCGCCGTAATACTCAGTTCACCGTAGGCAGCATGCTTAAGGGTACTGGTATCATCAAGCCTGAGATGGTCAAGCTTATCACTGCTGGTTCAAGCGCAGGTGCTGCTGATCTTCGCACGGAAATCGCTGCTTACCTGAAGTCTACGACTGCTGGTAACTGGGATAATGGTTTCGCCGCAGAATACGCAACCACCGTCTAATGATTACCACTCTCCTTCATAACAAGGTTCTTTTATTAGTACTAGTTTGAATCGGAGGTGATCGTTTATCTACCCCCGGCTCCCTTAAGTGGGAGTCGGTGGGTTTTTTCTAACAATTAAAGGAGGCTACTATGGGCTTAATAACTAAGCTACAGGCAATTAATCATATGCTACTGGCTTCAGGTGAGAACCTTGTAGCTGACCTTGATGGAGAGTCGGGTATTGATACTGGCATTGCAGATACACTTTTAGAGCAAGCAAGTATGGATCATCAGATGCGTGGATTAGCGCAGAATAAACACATCCGTAAGTTTACTTTATTAGCGGATGGTTATCTTTTACTACCTACTCCCGATGGAGATGAGTCTGGTATCTTGGCTGCTGAATTAGTATCACAACATGTGAATAAAGATAACTGGCTTATTAAGTCAAGAGTTTTAAATAACGCATCTCCAGCTCGTATGTGGAATGTTACTGATGATACAGATGTATGGCAAGCTAGTAATGGTCCATACTATATTGAACTGACTATGAAATTACCTTGGGAAAATCTAGAGACTTCAGTACAGAGAGCCATCATGGCTACTGCTATGCGTCACTACCAGAGTATTACTCAGGGTGACGAAGCTACTGATGCCTTCTTGGGATACCAAGAGCAACTCTTTTCACTAAAGAGTAAAGCAGCAGATATGAATGATAAGAAGAAAAATATCTTCAACAACAACAGTATGCTGAGAGATGCTGCTATGCGTACTCGTTATTTCAGTGATCCAAATCGTTTTAGGTACTGGCGTACCGGAGGTATTTAATGGCTATTCGTAGACGAAGCCCACAGGCTGGCTATGCCTCAACCAAACTTCCTGTCTTCACAACCAACTCTGTTGGTAGACAGTCGCCTAATAGACGGCAACCAAATGAAGCAGAGAATATTGACAATGCTTTAGTTTCCCTAGAGCGTAACTTTGAGAAGCGACCCGGCTTTGAGATTGTTCCACAGAAGACTGCAGCTGAGGCAACAACATGGGATACCGCATCTACCAATATTCGATTAGACTTATATTCTTTAGCCGATGTACCAGCAACCCATGATTTATGGTATTATTGGTATAGTATTAATGAAGAGAATACCTTTCTTGTTGTTGTTGACTTTGATGCAACAGCCGATGGAGATAAGTTATTTTATATCTTCAGAGTCTATCCTACGGGTACATGGGAAGATCTAACACCAGCAGTGCAGACAGCTGCCAGTGGTGTTGTTAATATGGATAGCCGTAATTACATCACTCATAATCCCAATAATAAAACAGCTAAGGAATCCCTTAAGGCTGTATCATTAGGATCAAGTGTTGTTGTTCTTAATAAGAATGTACGCGCTGGATTTAGTTCAGATGTTGAAGGTATGTTATTTGATTTAAATGGAGAAGTCACAGCGACTCCAGATGTCAATGGTCGTAAGATTAAATACTATACGGCAGCAAGAGTTGCTAAAGTATTTGATACAGGTACAGACACCATACCAAGTACAGAAGATGATGTCTTACTTGGATGGCGACCTGCGCTAGTAACTGGACTAGCAGCAAATGGTGCAACAGATAAAATTACTTTAGCTTCTTCTGCTTCTAATGTAGATGATGCTTATAATTGGATGACTATTACGGTAACAAATGCCAATGGAGAATCTCAAGCTAGATTAATAACAAACTATGTTGGCAGTACTAAAGAAGCAACTGTTGTTTCACACTGGACTATTGCACATCCTAGTGCTACTTCTAGATACTCAATTAATATTAGTACACTAGATGTTACAGGTGCTCTAGTTACTGGTGGTGCTATTGGTGTATCCACAGTAAGACTAGCATCTTCAGCATCTTTTACAGACGATGCTTATAAAGGACAGTCTATTGTATTTAATGGATTTGCTCAAGTTTATACTATAACAGGATATGTTGGTTCAACTCACACAGCAACCATTAGTCCAGCACTTCAGAGTATTGTAGCAAATGGTACAACATATCATATCTATATAACTAATGCAGATTATATCTCTGCTGATGATTACTATTACTACAATTCAGCTCAAGCTTACTTAGGTAGCCGTGTGGATGATTTAGCTTCTATTAGATTACCCCCTGAAAAGGATGATTGGTTTTCTAATAATTCCAAACTAAGCAGTACTACAGATACTACTGCAAGAGATATGCTTCGCTCTCTCTATGACAGCGACACACTTCTTAATGGAATCATTGATGGTCGTGGTAAGATCTTCTTCACACTTAATCCATATCTAAACACAACAAGTGGATACTATAGAGTCATTAGTTGGAACCCAGCTGAACAAACTTATTACTATAGTCCTTCAGATGCAACTAGAGGTATCTATACTTACTCCGGAACAACCGGAGGTGTAGTCCACACAACAGCCATTACTACAACAGGTAGACCTTATCTCCAGAAGATTAGAACACCTGATGAACACTCTTACATTGATCCCCGAAGAATGCCACAGAAACTGGTGGTATCTATTGCTGCATCCAATGTAACCGCATGGAACATTGAACCAATCAAGTGGTCTGCTAGAACCACAGGTGACAAGACAACCAATCCGGGACCAAGTATCTTTAAGACCGTAGACCGCAAGAGTCTAAAGCATGTAAAGATTAACTCTATCGCAGTCTTTAAAGATAGACTATGGTTCTCCGCTGATGATGTTATCTTCTCATCTGAGATGGGTGAATATGAATCACTCTTCCTTAAGGATGCAGAGAATATTATTACCACAGATCCTATTGACATTCGTGTCTCTTCAAACAGTTACTGTGAGATCACAAGTATGACTCCCTTTGAAGAGTATATGTTTATCAATACCAAGGCTAACATCCAATTCCAATTGATGTCTGCCGCAGGTATGGAACTGTCGCCAAGCAATGTAGCGGTAGCCCCGGTTACCTACTATGGTACTGCGCCTATCCTAGACCCACAGTTTATTGGATCACGCCTTTACTTCTTTGATTCCCAGAAGCTCTTCCTCTTTACGGGTAAGGGTACAATGGGCTACGCCTCTGCTGTAGAGGTTTCAAGCACAGCAGCTGGCTATCTACCAAAGAACTACAGGACTGCAGCCACAGCCCCCGCACAGGACACTCTACTCTTTGTAGATGATGACCAGCGGAACCATATCTATGGGTATGTCAATCGGTTCAGTGGGGACAGAGTTGTACAGAATTCATTCTATCGTTATATCCTAGATGATACAGATTCTATTGAGACACTACAGTGCTTTGCTAATAACATGTATGTTGTTAGTAAACGAGAAACTAGTGCTGGTAGTAATCTCTATGCTTATTATCTTTATCGCAACTACATGTTAAACGAAGATGTGTATGTTCCTCGTCTTGATCGAATGTTTAAGATGAAGATTATTGGTTCAGATAATCAACCTGTTTTTTACAATGCGAAGTATGATCCATACACAGCAATGACAACTTATCGTATACCGGGACATACTAACATAATTGATATTGATAAATACTTTGTTGTTCTCTTTAAGGGATATTTAAATAATGGCATGCCTGATAGTGAAGATCTAAGCAATGTAGCAATACAACCTTATAGTGTAACTAATAAAACAGATGATGGAAACTATACAGAGATTGTAGTCATTGGTGCTAACTACGCTGTATCGAACTACTATGTATACATTGGTCTTAAGTTTAAGATGAATGTAGAACTCAGTACTCTCTTTGTACGCGATGAGAATAATAATATTATTGATGGTGTATTGAATATTCGTAGTGCTATCTTTAGACACTACTTCACTGGACCATATGATATCGAAGTAACCCATAGAGGTAGACCTGCCTTCACAACAAGCTATATTCCAACAAGACCGGAGTATACAATCTATGAAGATACTCTACCTCTAGAGATATTCCAAAAGCAAGGTGAGTTTGTATCCAAGATTCTTGGGTACTCAGATTCAACTACTATTAGAATTACCAGTGAATACCCAACTCCAGTTAATATTACAAACATGGAGTTCAAGGGTAAGTTTAAACAAAAATACACAACCATTGACAGTTAACGGAGACACATATGACAACATATGATAATTTAAATATAGCACAGACAACATTAGTTTTTCAGATGGTAGGAGGAAATCCTAACTCATCTATCTCATCTGGGATATTTGATCTTAGTTCATTAGCATTTTTACCAAACATTCCTTTAATTGATCAGATTGAAGTAGAACGAGTGTTTGATACAGGTTATGATACTAAATTTGGTAACTACTCTTTTACTATTGCTAATCGTAGAGAGATGTTTATTTTTCCAAAGAATTGGTATTCAATTAATGAACAGACAAAAGTATTAACATTTAAAGATCTTTCTACTATTCCACTTTGGGAGGAGAATGGTTTATATTATCCTTACTCTAGGAGTTATGACTTTCCTAGCGGACCCAATCTTGATATTCCAACTGTTCAAGCTACTTCTTCACAGATAGGTGGTATTACTCGACAAGCAGATATAGTTTATATTCGGCGTAAGACTCCTTCAATAAACAGTATTGTAACATTTGCACCCGGTACACGATTAACTACCACCCAATTAAACTTACAGTTTGATCAATTAAAATTTAACATTCAAGAGTTAGTAGCAAAGTTTCGTAATGAAGCTATTTTAAAGTATGACGAGAATGCAGTAGATGGTCCTTTCCTTGGACAGGGCGATCTTAAGATGAATAATAATTACATCTAAGATGTTAACTCGCCAGCATTTACACAATATAATCAAAATATTACAGATGCTTCAGGTCTTAACTTTTCTGCAAATACTTTTCTTGTTAATTTAGGTGCTGTAGCTAGTGGTATAATTAATGGAACCTTACATAGAACAGGTCTTAATTCTAGTCCTCCTACATTTACTGGTGATTATAATGCTGGTGACCTTAAGTTAATTAATTTAGCTAATGGTTCCGAGGCTAAAGATGCCGCTACTATGGGTCAGATTAGTAATGCAAGCAACCTAACATCGGGTACTTTAA